GCTTCTTCGACGGCGACGATGCGCAGGACCTCTATACCCTGCGCCCGGTCGAACTGGCCGGACCGGGCTTCGCCTTCGATGCCGCCTACGATCCGCTGATCGACAAGGTGCTGATCATCGAGGCGGCGGCCGACCTGATGGCGCCCGGCAAGAAGGGGTATCCCCGCGTGGTGCGCACGCTGCGGTCGCGGGATCTCGGCGGTGACGCGCTCCAGCATTTCGGCAGCACGCCGGTCTCGTTCGGCGGCGCCTGGCGGCTGGGCGAACTCGTGTTCCGGATCCTGTTCAAGGGCGACGGCAAGCGCCAGCCGCAGGTCACGGTCAAGCTGCGCCCCCCGGGCGTCGTGCAGTTCCGCCGCACCCATCATGAGGCGCGGGTGATGAAGCTGATCGAACGGAACGGGCTTATGAATGACCGAGACGATTTTGAGGTTGTTGACGCGGCTGAGTGAGGCTGGCGACGACGCGATCCTGCCCGGCGAGCTTGCCGCTCCGTTCCTCGGTCCGGGCTTCGACCGGCTGCTGGCGAAACGTGTCCTCGTCGAACAGGCGCCGCTTGCCGATTGGGACGTCTGCGATGCCTGCGAATGCGGACTCCCCTGTCGGCCGATCCGGAAAGCGGGCGATGGATATCGGGCCGAGTGCCCGCTCGACCGCCGGCAGGACATCGATCTCACCAAGGACGATTTGCGCTTATTTCGCATCGGCGCTGACGCGCTGGCATCCGTGATCGGCACGGCGGCGGGATTCCGGGCGGCCCCGAAGCTGGCGGCGGAGAAGGTCTGGCGGCTCGGCGACACGCCATCGGGTCGGGCAGTGTTTCTTGCGCTTGAGCCTGCAGCCCTGACCGGCGACGGCATCATCGCATCGTTGCGCCAGGCGGCGCAGGGCTCGGACATCACGATCCTAGCACCGCAGTTGCCAGCCGAGGCTGCGCGGCGACATCACGATGCGGGCTTCCACGTGATCGAAACGCTCGCGGTGCTGATGCCTGCCTCGGATGTCCTCGGCGCCGCAATCGATGTGGCTGCTCTGTCGCCGGTCCCAATGGCGCCCGTGCTTCACGTTCGGAGAGCGACGGCCGAGGTTCATTGGGGCGGTCGCTCCGTCATTCTGTCGCGTCAGGTTTTCCCCGTGTTCGAGCGCCTGCTCGAGAAGGCGCTGTCGCGCGATCAGGTCGCCTCCGGATCCCATGTCGAAGGCACGACGGCGCGCGAGGCAAAGGATCTGATCCGCGAGTTGCGCGACGCGTTCAAGGCTGCTGGGTTCACCGATGCCGAGAGCAAGGCCCTGATTGTGACCGTGCGCAACCGGGGCTATCGGCTCGGCGTCCCGGCGACCGGGATCGTCGTCGACGGCTGAGCTGCCGCCCACCAAACCCCCACCTTATTCCCACCCCGTTCCCACCTGCGCGCCGACCGCATCCGGCACCTTGGGTTCATCAGAAACGATGACCGAGGCGCACAGCGATGCAGATCGAACTTTCCCCCGACGACATTGAAACCATCATCCACGAGGCCGATGCGGCGGCACAACGGCTCCGCCGCAAGCTGTGCCTGCCGCTCTGCGAGCGCGAGGATCTGGGCCAGGACCTCCTGGTGGATCTGCTGCGCCGCTTGCCCGCCTACGACCCCGCGCGTGGCAGCATTGGCGCCTTCGCCAACATCGTGCTGCGTAACCAGTCCTCGCGGATCGCGATGCGCCATCACCGCCAGCGCCGTGCGCAGGGTGGGTCGCTGCTCTCGCTCGAGGTGCCGCTGGCCGGAACCCGCGAGCCGGTCGGCGACACGCTGACCGAGGACGACGGGCTTGCCGCCTGGCACGGCCAGACCTGCTGTGCCGCCGCTGTCACCGAACTTTGCCACGCCATGGAAACCGCCCTCGCGCGGCTCCCGGCCGAGGATCGCCGCTTCTGCGCGGCGCTGGCCCATCGCCCCGTGACCGCGCTCGCGGCCGAGGGTTTCGGCAGCCGGTCCGCGCTCTACCGCCGCCTCGCCGATCTCCGTCACGTCCTCACCGCCCACGGTCTCGGTCCCGCCTGGGACGATCTCGCGGCGGCCTGAGTAGAGGGGAAAGGAGGAGATCATGTTCATGGGACCCACACCCTTTATCACGGTTCGCGCCAGCCGACCGCTTTCCGAGATCGAGTTCTGCGCTTGGGTGGCGCAGGCCGTGCCGGGCGACCGGCTGGAGTACCATCGCGGCTTTCTGGTTCTAGACATCTTCCCGATGTTCTCGAGCCTGTCGGACGGCGCGCGCGCCGAGTTGAGCAGGCTTGGATCGCGGGCCTTCTGGGCCGCTGAACTGGGTCTCGTGCATCTCGTGCAGGAGCGCTTGGGTCCCGACCAGTTCGCCTACATCGCCGTCGCCCGGCCCAAACCCAAAGCCGCCGCCGTCTCGCTGTCCGAGCTGCTGCTCGCTGAGCGGGAGGCCGCGTGATGACCGCCTTCCAATCCCTTTTTGCCGATCATGGAGACCCTTTCATGCCGTTCCCCGCGAACACCCCCACCGTCGATGATCTGCCGGGCCTCGGCTTGCAGGACATCGCCCAGCTGCCCGTCGAACTGCTGGCCATCCTGCAGCGCGATGTCGACGAGCGCATCAAGCGCGACAAGGCCGCGAAGGCTCGCCTCGATGGTGCGCTGACCGTCCGCTACGCCGCCCGCGCCGCCGAGGAACGGCAGGCGGCGGGCAAGGACACGGGCACGATCCGCTTCGACGACGGCGATTTCACCGTGGTCGCCGACCTGCCGAAACGGGTCGATTGGGATCAGGATCGCCTCGCCGCCGTGGTCGAGCGCATCCGCGCCGCCGGGGACGATCCCGCGCAGTATGTCGACATCGCGTTCAAGGTGCCAGAGCGCAAATACGCCGCCTGGCCCGATGCGATCCGCGCCGGGTTCGAGCCCGCGCGCACCGTCCGGCCCGGCACGCTGAAGATAGAGATCGTCCCGCAGGGGGGCGATCAATGACGGCGCTCGCCCCAATATCGGCCCCGTCTCAGGATCTGCCCAGCCTGATCGACCGCGCGGCCAGCATGCTCTCGGGCGCGAAGACCGCCGCCGAAGTGCTCGAGGCGCGTGAGGTGGCCGGGCTGGCCTACGATGTGGCGAAACGCGCGGCGCGGCTGCAGCGCGCCAAGAGCGCCCATGACGATCTCGTCGCGGCGGCACATCGCGCGCAGGCCCATGCGCTCGAGATCGAGGCCCGCGCCAAGCGCCGGCTGGCTGATGAATACGATGCGGCGCAGGCGCGGGGTGAGGTTGCCACACGCCAACGCCATCCCGGCTCGGTGGGGCATGTTGGCGCCGACGACATGCCCCCGGCCACCGCCGCCGACCTCGGCTTGCGTCGCGACCAGATCCACGAGGCCCGCCAGTTCCGCGACGCCGAAGCCGCCGACCCCGGCATCGTGCGCCGCGCTCTCGATGATCGCCTCGAACGTGGCGAGGAACCGACGCGCGCGGCCCTGCGCAAGATGGTGGTCGATGCCGCGATGCGTGGCCTTCGCCCGCAGCGGTCCGCCAGCCGGCGCAATCCTCTCTATATGGCTCCAACGCCCGAGCAGGCGGCGTGGCGGCATGTCACCGGAACGTTCCGCGCCTTTGCCGAATGGGCCTCGGACGAGAACCTCGCCCTTGCCCGCAAGGGCATGCGTGAGGCCAGGGACACCCCGTTTCACGACCTCGATGCCACGGCCATCGCCGAGGGGTCTGCAGCTTTCACGACAATCAAGGAGTGGTTCGATGCTCGATAGCCAGTCGGCGGCATTTGCCGAACGTGTCTGGGAGGTTGCCTCGCAGCTTGGCAACAACGCCCCGAAAATCGCCGATGACATGATGGAGGATGCTTTCCCTCTGACCTGCAGCCAGGCGCGGCAGGAAGGTGCGCTGCGGATGCTGCGGACCGGCATCATCACCGAGGTGAAGCGGATCCTGCGCACGCAGGACGATGCTGTGGGCCAGGCCGATTTCGCGGACGTGTGCGAGTCCTTCGCGCCGCTGGTGAAGGATTTGCGCTCGAAGTCCTACTTTGTTGAGTCCGCCGCGGAATACGTCGCCGTCCCGCACCTCATCGCCGAGCCCGAGCTGCTCGACGACGCGCGGCGTTTCATGCGCCGCAAGGGCAAGGAATGCCTCGACGAGGCGGATCGTCTCGATGCGCTCTTCGCGGCCGTGACCAGCAACGACCCGGATGCAGCGCGGGCGCGTCAGGAGGTGCAGGCATGACCGGCGGCCTCCCGATCATCAGCGCCGACCAGCGGCTGGCCGAGCCGCGGGGCATCAAGGGCTGCATCTTCGGCAAGTCCGGCATCGGGAAGACCTCGCTCCTCTGGACCCTGAACGCGTCGACGACGCTGTTCATGGATCTCGAGGCGGGCGATCTCGCCATCGAGGGCTGGGCAGGCGACAGCATCCGGCCGCGAACCTGGACGGAATGCCGGGATTTCGCGGTGTTCATCGGTGGGCCGAACCCGGCGCTGCGCGACGAGCAGCCCTACAGCCCCGCGCATTACAAGGCGATCTGCGACCGCTTTGGCGATCCGGCCGCACTCGACCGTTACGAAACGATCTTCGTGGATTCGATCACCGTGGCCGGGCGGCTGTGCTTCGGCTGGTGCAAGGGCCAGCCCGAGGCGCTGTCGGAGAAGACCGGCAAGCCGGACGTGCGCGGGGCCTACGGGCTCCATGGCCGCGAGATGATCGGCTGGCTCACGCATCTCCAGCACACACGGGCGAAGAACGTCTGGTTCGTCGGGATCCTCGACGAGAAGCTCGACGACTTCAACCGCAAGGTATTCCAGCCGCAGATCGACGGCTCGAAGACCGGATTGGAGCTGCCGGGGATCGTCGACGAGGTGATCACCATGGCCGAGTTGAAGGGTGAGCCGGGCCAGGAAACGGTCCGGGGGACCGTTTCCCCGGCGAACGGCGATCCCTATCGCGCCTTCGTCTGCCAGACGATCAACCCCTGGGGCTTTCCGGCCAAGGACCGCTCCGGTCGGCTGGATCAGGTCGAGGAGCCTCACCTCGGCCGCCTGATGACGAAGATCCGCGCCCCCGTCGCGCCAGCGCCCAAGCGCCTGACCTACTCCCCGCCACCCGCCGATCCGGCGGCTGACGCCCAATCCCAACCGCAATCCTGATCAGAAAAGGAGGTTCCCCATGGGTTCCTGGAACGATTTCAACGACGCGCAGAGCAACACCAACGTCATCCCCAAGGGCACGCTGGCCAAGGTGCGCCTGACCATCCGGCCCGGCGGCTTCGACGATGCCTCGCAGGGCTGGACCGGCGGCTACGCCACGCGCGGCTCGACCGGCGCGGTGTATCTCAACGGCGAGTTCACGGTGACCGAGGGGCAGTACGCCCGGCGCAAGATCTTCACGCTGATCGGGCTCTACAGCCCGAAGGGGCCGGACTGGGCGAACATGGGCCGCAGCCTCGTGCGCGGCATGCTGAACTCGGCGCGCGGGATTTCCGACAAGGACATGTCGGCCGAGGCGCAGGCGGCGCGGCGGATCAACGGCTTTGCCGATCTCGACGGGATCGAGTTCATCGCCCGCATCGACATCGGCACCGACGCCAGCGGCGACGACAAGAACGAGATCCGCAGCGCGGTCACGCCCGATCATCGCGACTACGCGCAGATCATGGGGACTGCGGCGTTGGCAGCGGCCCCGTCGCGATCTCCGGACTTTGCCTCGGCTGCGCACCAAACCGCGTACGGGGCGCAAGCGCCGGCCCCGCATGGGCGCCCTTCGTGGGCGGAGTGATCATGCCGATGCATGCGATCAACATGACAGGCCAGAAGTTTGGCCTTTTGACGGTGGTGGAGCGCTTCGGCGCTTCACCGAGACCAAAGTGGGTGTGCCGCTGCAGATGCGGACAGCTGACCATCAAGGATGGCAGTCGTTTGCGTAGGGGTACCGTAAAGAGTTGCGGTTGCGCGACCCGGGCCTTTATTTCCGCGGCCCGGCTCACCCATGGGATGACCGGACACCGGCTTGAGAACATTCGCCGTGGCATGCTGGCACGGTGCCACAATCCCAACAGCAAGGATTTCCCGCGCTACGGCGCGCGGGGAATTCACGTTTGTCGGCAATGGCGGGATACTCCCGTCGAGTTCTACGACTGGGCATGGACGCACGGCTATGCCGATGCTCTCAGCATAGACCGGATCGATCCACGGGACGGGTATTCGCCCGGCAATTGCCGATGGATCCCGCTCTCGGAGAATGTCGCGCGCGCCAACCGAGCCAGGCGGCAGAGGGCGGCGTGAGCCATGTCGCGCAAATCGCACCCCCGTCCGCAGCGGCTGCGGATCGACCGGGCCGTGATCGCCTCTGGCATCCGCGGCCGGTGCTCTGCGCCGTCTGCACATCCCGCGCGCGCGGCTTCGGCTGGTTCGATCCGCACCGAACGCGCCCAACCCGCACCCGCCGCTGGTTCTGCTCCATGGGCTGCCAGGCGGCCTTCACCCTCAAAGCCCGGAAAGGGTTGAGCATGGTCGATTTCACCGAAGAGGAAACCATGGCGCTGCCCGCCGTGATGCGCGCGCTCGCGCCCGAGATGGAGCGGATCGGCTGGGACCGCCCCTTGGGCCAGCTGACCCAGAACGACATGCGCCGGCTGATTGTCGTGACCGTCGAGGCGTTCCGCGCCGAGATGGCAGAGATCGCCGCAGAGGCGGAGATCCCCTTCTGATGCTGGATTTCAACCCGCGACCCTCCATGGCCGAGCGGATCAACGCGCTGGTCGACGCCGCGCTGATCGCCGAGCGGGAGGCCACGCCGCCCCGGACCTATCTCGGCGCGTCCCGTCTGGGGCATGCCTGCGAACGCGCGCTGCAGTTCGAGTTCGCAGGCGCGCCCAAGGATGAGGGCGCGGATTTCGGCGGCCAGACGTTGAGGATCTTCGAGATCGGTCACCAGCTTGAGGATCTCGCGATCCGCTGGCTGCGGGCGGCGGGGCTCGACCTCTACACCCGCAAGGGCAATCGGCCCGATGGGGATCAGTTCGGCTTCTCCGTCGCGGGCGGCCGCATCCGGGGTCATGTCGACGGGATCGTGGCCGCAGCCCCGGCCGCGCTCGGTCTGCGCACCCCGGCGCTCTGGGAATGCAAGACGATGAACGCGAAGAACTGGCGGGCCTGCGTCAAGGACGGGGTCGCCGTCTCCAAGCCCGTCTATGCCGCCCAGATCGCTATCTACCAAGCCTACATGGAGCCCTCGGTGCCGGGCATTTCCTCAGCCCCGGCGCTGTATACGGCGATCAACAAGGACACGGCCGAGCTGCATCACGAGCAGGTCGCCTTCGATGCCGATCTGGCGCAGCGCATGTCCGACCGCGCGGTACGGATACTCCAAGCCACCGACGCGGGCGAGCTGCTGCCCCGTATCGCCGCCAGCCGCGACTTCTTCGAATGCCGGTTCTGCGCTCACACCGACCGGTGCTGGGGGTTGGCTGCATGAGCGACGACAAGATCATCCACTTCAACCCGTGGCGGGATTTCAACGACGCGACGCCGCTGCCCGATCCCTTCGCCGTGGAACCGGACCCCGCGCAGATCGCGCGCTTCGTCGACGTGGTCTTCGGCTATTCCGAGGGACTGATCCCAGTCCGTGGCTTCGTGGACAAGGGTCAGGGCAAAGACGGCCGGCCCCACAACATCTGGATCGACGCGAACGGCGCGGCGCCCGACAAGCTCGCCACCTTCGCCGCCTGGGGCGCGCGCGAGGGCGCGGCGGTCTATGTCATTCCCGGCACGGTGGCAGAAACCGGACAGGCGCGCGCCGCCGATGTCCTGCAGATGCAGAGCGTCGTCGTCGATCTGGACGCGGGCGACATCCCCGCCAAGCTCGATCACCTCGTCCACCATATCGGGCGGCCGACGCTGATCGTCGAGAGCGGCGGGCGCACAGCCGATGGCGCGACCAAGCTCCATGTCTGGTGGAAGCTGACCGAGCCCGCCGAAGGCGCCGATCTCGCGCGGCTTTGCCGGTTGCGGGGCGATATCGCGCTCAAGGTCGGCGGCGACATGCATTTCCGCTCGGCGCACCAGCCCATCCGCGTGCCCGGCACGGTGTATCACAAGGGCGGACAGGAACGGCTCGTCCTGATCCGTGAAGCCAGCGATCTCGAGTTCGATCTGGCCGACATGCTCGAGCGCGCGGGCGAGATGCCGCCCATGCCCGGCGTCGGCATGGCGACGGCCGAGCCGCGTGAGAAACCCTGCGTGGACGCAGCCCTTACCACACCGGTCCGCGAGGGCGGCCAGGACGCCTGGACGCGTTTCGAAGGCGTCAGCATGGCCATCGGACACTATGTCCGCATGGCGCATGAGGGGCGGATGAGCCGGGAGGAAGCCTGGCGCGCGATCGGCGAATACAACGCGGCGATGATCCGACCGAACTGGCCGGAAGACCGTCTATGGGTCGAATACGAGCGGCTCTGGTCGCTACACATCGTGAGGAACGGCCCGCCGCTCATTCGGAACGACGGCGCTCCGGCGGCAAGAGAGATCGCCACCTTCACCCTGGGCGCGCTGCTGGACGACGGCACGCCGATGCCCGACGACATCATCGGCCCGCGCGTCCTGACCCCGGGCGGCATGCTGGTGCTCGGCGGCGCGCCCAAGGTCGGCAAGAGCGATCTCGTCATCAGCTGGCTGGTGCACATGGCTGCCGGTGTGCCGTTCCTTGGCTTCACGCCGCCACGGCCGCTGCGCGTGTTCTATCTGCAGGCCGAGATCCAGTACCATTATCTGCGCGAACGGATGCAGCAGATCGGCCTGCCGCCCGGGGTGATGGCCGCCGCCCGCGAAAACCTTGTCGTCACGCCGAAGCTGAAACTGCTGCTCGATGAGGGTGGCAGCGCGCTGGTCGCGCAGGCGATCCAGCAGGCGTTCCCGGCCGAGCCCGTCGACATCCTGTGCATCGACCCGATCCGCAACCTGTTCGACGGTGGTCCCGAAGGCGGCGGCGAGAACGACAACGCCGCGATGATGTTCTTCCTCAAGGACCGGGTCGAGGTGCTGCGCGACCACGTGAACCCCGACTGCGGGATCGTCCTGATCCACCACACCAAGAAGCTGAGCAAGCACCAGGTGAAGGAGGATCCGTTCCTCGCGCTTTCGGGCGCCAGCGCCCTGCGGGGCTTCTACACCTCCGGGTTGATCCTGCACCGCCCCGACGAGGACGCGTCCGAGCGCAAGCTGGAGATCGAGCTGCGCAACGGCCCGGCGCTGCCCTCGAAGCTGATCGACAAGGTGCGCGGCCAATGGGCCGAGATCAACCCGATGAACGAGCGCCTCGTACGCGCCGAGGTGGGCGCCAAGCATGACGCCGAGCGCATGCGCAAGCACGACGTCATCCTCGGCCTGCTCTACGAGGAGGCGCGACACGGCAAGCTCTACACATTGGCGCAGTTCTCCGAAGCCTTCGAGAATACCGGGGGGCTCGGCGGGCGGACCATCGTCCACGACCGGCTCAGCGTTCTCGCCACCAAGGGCAAGGTCAAGTTCATCCGCGGCCCCGCCGCCACGCGCATCGGCCTGGCCGCCGAGCGGAGCAAGTACGGCTATCTCTGCGTCGAGGGAATGCTGTTCGGCACGGGCGGTGAGACCGTCGATCCCGACACGGGCGAGGTCACGCCGGAGCTGATCCCGGCGCTGCCCAGCCACTACAAATGCCCGCAGACCGGGGCCGTCCTGCCCGTCGAGAACCCCTCCGTCTGGGTCTACCAGGAGGAGGACGGGGCATGAGAATTCACGCCGTTCCCCGCCGCGAATTCTGGCTCCGCAGCCCCGGATTCTGGCCAGAATCCGCAGATTCTGCTTCCCGCGCGAATTCTGGATTCGGGCTTTTCCTATTTAAATTCAGTGACTTGGAAGGTGCTTTACAGAATCCGGAAGGGCCTTTCCGAATTCTGCTCCGGATTCTGGAAGTTCTGTTTCGGATCAAAGCCTTGGAGCAGATTTCAGAATTCGGAAAACGTCCCCCTAAAGGGGTAGGTGACCTCCCCGCCAAGCGCGGGAGGGTCACCACCTACCCCTGGGCAATTTCAAAGGCTGGATGTCCCGCCCGTCACCCCATCGAGCAGCAACCCGGAAAGGAGCCGATCATGGCCCAGGTATCTCTGACCCCGACACCCATGAGCGCCCCGTTCCCCGGCGTGCCTGTCGTCCTCGCTCTCGATCTCGGCACGACGACCGGCTGGGCGTTGCAGGCGGCGGACGGTCTGATCACCAGCGGCACGGTGTCCTTCAGGCCCAGCCGCTACGACGGCGGCGGCATGCGCTACCTGCGGTTCCGGGGCTGGCTCGACCAGCTGGCCCACGACGCCGGAGCCATCACCGCCATCCATTTCGAGGAAGTGCGCAGGCACGTCGGGACTGACGCGGCACATGTCTATGGCGGGCTGCTGGCCACGCTGACGTCTTGGGCGGAGTCCGCGGGCGTCGCCTATCAGGGCGTGCCGGTCGGCACCATCAAACGCCACGCCACAGGCAAGGGCAACGCGAACAAGGACGCCATGATGGCGGCCGCCCGGGCACGCGGTTTCTCGCCCGCCGACGACAACGAGGCCGATGCTATCGCGATCCTGCTCTGGGCGCTGGAGACCCGGGGAGGTGTGCAATGAGCGGCATGCGGTTCACGCCCAAGGGCTACGGCGGTCACCGCCGCAACCCTGACGAGGTCAAGCGCGACGGCTGGAAGGAACAGGGCCTGCTGGCCGTGGCCATCGACGACGACCGCCTGACCTGGCCCGAGCGCGAGCTGGTGCGCCAGCTCGGCGAGCGGCTCTACGGCAAGCGGGAACGGGAGGCGCGTCATGGGTGAGTGGACCACAGCGCAGGTGCAGGATCGGCTGGAACTTGCGGCGGGCGTGATGCGGCAGATGCCGGGCGTGATGCCGCAGGGCTTCTTCAACGCATGGCCCGAGTATTTCCACAGCTTCGCCGACAAGGTCGGTCAGGAGCCGCTGATGCGTCGCCCGAGGCCCAGCCCGCGTCAGATCACGGAGGCCGAGGAGGCGATGCTCTGGCTGCGCTGGCTGGAGAAGAGCGACGCCCGCATCGTCTGGTTGCGTGCCAACGGCGAGCCGTGGAAGAAGATCACATGGGAAATCGGGGTGAGCCGTCCGGCGGCCAATCGCCACTGGCACTACGGCGTTGCCCTGATCACCTGGCGGCTCAATGGTCGCGTGCCACCCTCGCGACGATCGAAGCGCTTCGTGGTCGAGAATGCCGACCGGCTGTCAAGGAAAATCGTCCTGTGAGGGAATTTTCGGAGAGACATCGGACGGGGTTCACCGCACCCCGGCTGAGGGCTACAAACCGGATATACTCGGGAGAGGCGCGCGCGGGACGGCCCGCGCCGCTGGCTTCCGGGGTCCAACAAAGGGTCCAGCCGGGGTCCAGTCCGCCAAGCCATTGTTTTCCGGTTCCTTTCCGGGCCAAAACGTATGCTGGCGGGCGAAGCGCGGCACATCGCTAGCGACAGGGCCGGATTTTTGGGAAGCCACCTCGGGTGGAGTCCACCCCAGAAACCACAAATAACATTGTAATAACAGAGGCTTGGCTGGTGGACTCCGGGGTGGATACCCTGGACTCCGGAGTCCAGCCGGAAGCCGGTGGATGCCCGCATCGCGGAATCCACCCTGGCGGAAGCCGCCCCCATCGACAGGAACGACATGACCCTCAGCTTCGCCCCGGAGCGCATCGAGCAATGGCCGCTGTCGCGCCTGCAGCCCTATGCCCGGAACGCCAAGACACATGGCGCCGACCAGGTCGCGAAGATCGCCGCCAGCATGGCCGAGTTCGGCTGGACCGTGCCCTGCCTTGTCGGCGAGGATGGCGAGCTGATCGCGGGCCACGGTCGCGTGTTGGCCGCCACGCAGCTGGGGCTGACCGAAGCGCCGGTCATCGTGCTCGGGCACCTGACCGAGGCGCAGCGGCGGGCGTACCGCATCGCGGACAACAAGCTGACGGAGCTCGGCACCTGGGACGAGGCGCTGCTGTCGGCGGAACTGAACGATCTGCTGGCCGAAGACTTCGACCTGTCGCTGGTCGGCTTTTCCGACGGCGAATTGGACAAGCTGCTGGCCTACGTCGCGGAAGACGACGGTGAAGACGGTGGCGCCGGGGGCTCCGTGCCGCCGGTGACCATCCCCGAACCACCGCGCAATCCGGCCTCGCGGATCGGCGATCTCTGGATCCTTGGCGATCACCGGCTTCTGTGCGGTGACAGCACCAGCGCTGCCGATGTCCGCCGCCTGATGAACGGCGAGCGCGCGGCGCTGTTCGCCACCGACCCGCCGTATCTGGTGGATTACGACGGATCGAACCATCCCACACGGAATAAAGACTGGTCGGCCTCCTATGGCACGACCTGGGATGACAGTTCGCAGGGGGCCGAGCTCTACGACGGCTTCATCGCCGCCGCCGTGGCGGAAGCCATCGCCGACGATGCCGCGTGGTATTGCTGGCACGCCTCGCGCCGTCAGGCGATGCTGGAAGCCTGCTGGGAAAAGGCGGGCGCCTTCGTCCATCAGCAGATCATCTGGGTGAAGGACCGGGGCGTGCTGACCCGGTCGCATTATCTCTGGAAACACGAGCCCTGCTTCATGGGCTGGCGCCGCCCGAACCGCCCGCCGAAGGTGGCCGAGCAGACGCTCCCCTCGACATGGGAGATGCCGTCCTTCGCCAGGGACGAGCGCCCCGATCACCCGACACCGAAACCCCTCGACGCCTTCGGCATCCCGATGCGCCAGCATGTGGCCCGAGGGGGCCTCTGCTATGAGCCGTTCTCCGGATCCGGTTCGCAGATCCTCGCGGGCGAGGCCAATGGCCGCCGGGTCTATGCGATGGAGATCAGCCCGGCCTACATCGACGTGGCCGTCGAACGCTGGCAGGCCGAGACGGGGCGCGAGGCGATCCTCGACGGCGATGGCCGGACCTTCGCGCAGGTGAGAACCGAGCGGCTGGGCGATGTCCCTGCCGCGCCCGAAACCCAACCCGAACCCGCCGCGTGACATGCATGACCTGGCTCTACCTTCCTCCGGCCTGTCTGCCGGAGCCGGAGACGCATGCCTCTTCGGCCTCTCCCTCTGCTCTGGTGCGGGCGGGCTCGACCTCGGGCTGCACCTTGCCCTCCCCGAATATCGAACTGTGGGTTACGTCGAGCGGGAAGCCTATGCAGCGGCCACTCTCGTGGCGCGGATGGAAGACGCGTCCCTGGATCAGGCGCCTTTATGGGACGACGTTGCCAGCTTCGACGGCCGCCCGTGGCGTAGCGTCGTGGATATCCTCCATGGCGGATTCCCTTGTCAGCCATTCAGCGTCGCGGGCAAGCGCCGGGGCGCGGACGATCCCCGCCACCTCTGGCCGCAGTTCGCCCGCATCGTCGGCGAATGCGAGCCGCCCTTCGTCTTTCTCGAGAATGTCGCCCATCATCTCCGCCTCGGATTCCCCGAAGTCGCCGCAGGACTGGTCAGCATGGGCTACAAGCTTGCGGCAGGCCTCTTTACAGCGGCGGAAGTCGGTGCGCCCCACAAGCGCGAGCGGCTGTTCATCCTCGCCATCCGTGAGGGCGACGAGATGGCCGACCCCGCGCGCCTGCTCTGGGACCCGGTCGAGTGGCGGGAACCGGACGGAACTGCTGCGGCTCTGGCCGACGCCGAGGGCCAGCGCCAACGAGAACCGGCAAACGAAACCGACGCCATCGCAGTCTGCGGGCCAGCACGGCATGAACCTCGCGACGACCGCCGCGCTCTGGCCGACGCCCCAGATCGACAGCTTTCGCAGCCGGGGCGGCGAGAGGCGCGACGAAAAGGGTCTGGACCGCATGGCGCGGGACTGGCCGACGCCGATGGCGAACGACGGCTGCAAGCCGAGCGCGGGCAATCGCCGGACAGCCGACCTGACCCATGCAGCGGGAATGTGGATGACTCCAACGGCGCGCGATCACAAGGACGGAGCGACGACACTGGCGAACACGCCGGTGAACGGGCTCCTTGGCCGCCAGGTCCTGATGACGCAGCCGCGTGGGATCGATACCTCCGAACAGCGCCGAACGCTGAACCCAGCATTCGTCGAGGCGCTGATGGGCTGGCCCACCGGGTGGACCGGCTTCGCCTCTGTGGCAACGGCGTGGTCCCCCTGGTTGCGGCGCATGCGCTGCGAACTCTCGCGGCTCAGCTGCTGGCCGATGGATGAGGTGGCGACATGAAGCAATCGCGCGCCATGTCGTTGGTCGAAGCCGTGGCCAACGTGATCGCGGGCTACGTTTTGGCCATCGCCACGCAGATCGTCGTGTTCCCGTGGTTCGGGATCGAGACCGGACTGGCCGAACATCTGACCATCGGGCTCGCCTTCGTGGGCGTCTCGCTGGTGCGCGGCTATCTGCTGCGGCGGTTGTTCGAAGCGATCAGGGTCGCCAATCGCTCCGGCGACCGTGGCGGACATGCAGAACCTGAACCGCCCCATCAATAACCGCGTAGTAGATGCGCCAGCGGGTGGCCCGGCCGTAAAGCGCACGGCGGATCGGCAGATCGAAGTCGCGCGACTCCGGGGCAATCGGATGCGCCTCGGGCAGCGCGCCGAGGGCGAGGATGGTTTCGCGGATGCCCGCCAGCCAGTCGTCCGCGGCCCTCGGGTTGCGGTCGCGCAGCCAGACCCATGAGGCTGTCAGATCATCCGCCGCGTTCGGCGTGATGATCACCGGCAGAGGCGTGGTCATTTGGTCTGGGCGAGGCCATCGAAGAACTGGCCCGCCTCGGTGCCCTCACCGGCGCGGGCCTGTGTCAGACCCTTGCGGATCCCGGCGACGGTTTCGGCAT